ATGCATTTATTCCGCAGGATGATATCCAAGAAATTATTGTCAGCACAATTTCGAGACTTGGAGGTAAAATCTCAAGAGATATCTGATGATGATTTAATAATCAATGGGAGATACATAGACTATGCAAAAGAGTTCGAAATACAAAATACATTAAGTGATATTGCCAGAACCACGGTCGCAGTAATGCACAACACACTTAAAAGAAAGACACTAAAGGATCTTATTTTTGGCAACAAAACAACAGATTTCTATCATGGATGGCAAGGCAAGCCTAACATTTATATATTTAGTCATGACAATCAAAAAAGCAATGCTTTAAAAAATGAGAGGTATAACAAAAAATTAATTTCATCTTTATTAGGAAAAAGCACTTTTTTCATTGATGAAAAGGACAAGCAAAGCCATTTTGATTTCAGAGCATTTAATGACTTCAATTATTATTCAGAGCAAGGTGTCACCCTTACATTATGCTCCAAAAAAATAGCCAGTGAAAATTTCCCTGAAACTTACACCGAATCAAATCTCATATGGGACAACCAAGTAAAAAGTGACCTAAGAGATTACATATCTTTTTTTTACGAGTCTAAAATTGAACAAATAAAAAAAGAAATCATTCAGTTCGAAGAATGGTTAAGAGTCTTTTCAAAGAAATATGGCGAAATACAAGATTTAATATTCAAAAATGTCAAATCAAATGATTTAGAACTAGCAAGAAAAAATCTTGCCAAAATGTTAACATCCAGAATGCATGTAATAAAATTAAAAGATGCAAGCAAAAGTGAGGCCAGCAACAGAAACATCACAATAGCATTTGGTTTAGTAGCATCAACATCTTTATCCCCTGTGATAATAAAACCATTCTTTGAAAGATTAGGTCTCACGAAGATAATAAGCAACTATAAACTAGAGAGCTACTCAGAGACAATTTATTACATCTTCGCTGTTATTCTTGTATTAGTGTTATTATGGCTTGCAAATAAACTTAACAAAAAATAATTTATTCCTCCCCTGCAATTATAGGCGGGGAGGGATAACACATTATAAGTTAAAACCTGGCCACTCATCTGCAACATCAAATTTAAATGTCTCGCTTCCATACCTAACTGCCGCACCGCGAGCCAGTACATGGATTTCCCACCATTCTGATGCAATACCTCGCAGAGACATTTCAACACGAATTTTCGGCAAGAGACCTCTTTCTGCTTTGGTCAGTCGACCAGATGGTGCCAGCTCACTTGCTATTAGCGGGGCATTACTTCTTTGCTGGCGGTTTTTACGTGGCTGGCCAGCTTTTAAAGCTTCTTTAAGCACCTTCACGACGTCCTGCTCATTCCAATCGATAACCCCGCGCTCAATCAGATTTAACACCGCTGCGGCTTGCTCAGACGGTGTAGGTGTCATAACTGGATCACCACCGCCGGTGAGCTTTCCACAGTTATTGACAGGACTCCGAGGCGCGGTGATACCGCTTTTTAAAGTCAAAGGCTCAACGGCCAAAAGCTTTGGAACAATGCGCCAGTCTGCTGACCGGGTAACGTGAATGTGATTAGCGCCGATATGCGGGGCATATATCCCGACGATGCGCTCGATGTCTTCTTCGTAGTCGTTGACCTCATCAGTCACGTTGCGGGCCACCCTGACGGTCTGGCTGTCGCGTGGCACATTCGCCCCACCCTGCGCGGCAATATATAAATCAAACTCCCCCTCATCGGCCGCAGCGCGAGCCGCTTCGACACGCTCGTCAAATTCCGAAGCGATACTGACGCCGCGAGGCAGTTTGCGCAGCTCGCGATAAGCGCCCATTGTCGGCAAGCCAATCGGTTTAAATTGAGGTATGCGCCACGTAGACGCCCACGCCGTTACGGCGGCAGCGGTATCCTGTAGTGGTTTGCCGGTGTCATGGTCGAGCTGGCCATCAAGGGCGTAACCGTCGATATTTTTTGCGATGTACTTCGCGATATAGCCCGCAGCACCACCCTGATTGAGATGCTTCGCCTGAAAGCGCTGTTTCGCAGCGCCCCGCTCGTCACCATCCTCTTTCAGGGCATAGCGGCGCATGATGTCGGTAATTTCTTTACGCTGGCTGGGTTTGCAAAACAGCATCATGTGCCAGTGTGGCGTACCGTCATGATGCGGCTCAACCACGCGCATTCCGTAAACCTGTAAATCGTTATCCTTAAACGCGGTACGCATCAGGCTCCAGATATGGCACAGATAGCGCTGCGTATCTTTCGGGGTGTATGCCTCATCATTCCAGCCATGATTAAGCTGAACGGTTTTACTTTCTCCTTTGCCGACCTGACGGGTCGGGTGATATTTCGACGGCGCGGTCAGTGTGATAAACATCCCGACATCACCCTCACTGGCGGCATAACGCTCGATACCGGCGATAGTATTCATGAGCTCCATACGGCGGATCTCAGGGTTAGAAATACTCCCCATCACCTTAGTGATGAGATCGATACGCTCACCGGTGACTTTATTTTCGAGCTCGCAGGATTTCAGGTATTCGAGGTTAGCCAGACGGCGAGAATGCACATCACGGATGGCGCTTTTGCTGGCATACGGGGAACGGTCTTTATTCACTTCACCGGCGGCGATAAGCAGTGATTCGTGCCAGCGCATGCGCTGCGCCTTAAACTGGTTAACCCACCACTCGTCATTGATGAGACGCGCCACGGCGGAAAATGCCTGGCGGATTGTCATCTGACCTTTGCGGTATTTCTTCCAGAAAAGCGGCGTGATATTGAATGCACGCGCCGCGCCAGCGACATGACCATAAAGGTGTGCCTGCGCCTCATCAGTAAACAGCGATTCTTTGCCGTCGTGCGCTTCCGCCCAGGCATCGCTTAATTCCTCATACATGATGAAAAGCTGCGCGGCGATGCGGGACGCGAATTTCTTCAGCTCTTTGTCATTCATTCCCGGCAGTCGGGCGTAGTTCTCGCGCTCGGTCAGGAACAGCAGAGAGGCATCAGCATTCATTTCGTTACGCTGATTGACGCGCTCGATGCGCGGCCATAACCGGCGCAGAAATGTCGACTTGAGAAAATACAGCCCATGCACCGGGCTTTTGTTCCGGCGGATATAGTCATAGCGTGAGGTAAAGAGCGAACTCAGGAAATATGGCAGGTAGTCAATCTTTGATAAAACGCCTTGCACCTGACGCAGTTCGTCACGTGTAAGAGGTCTCTCGCGCCCGATGGCCTCGCGGGGCGCGTTGAATGGGTAAGCACCGACAAATGGTTCGCCGGTGCTTTTGGAAAATGGCGGTGGCGGTGTAGGGGCTTTGCGCCCCATTCTTTCAGCGGTCATTAACGCCAAACGCCTCCGCACACGCCTGACCGACTCGCTTAATCTGCGCTGCTAGCTCAGCGAAAGCGCGGGCTTCGCCCGTTAATGCATCATGCAACATCAGAGTCTTAACGAGCTGATCCAACTTAGTGTAATAGCCGACAACATCCAGCCATTCATTACCGGCATTTTTCCCGGTTTTGGCTGTTTTCTTCTCATGCAAAATAAACTGAAACTGATCACTGGTGACGACATAGCGGTCGCCAATTTCGATGCGAATGCTCATGCCTGCCCCCGGTAGTGTCTGGCGTTGGCTTCCAGCAGCGACTGACAATGAACACAACGTAAAGCTGTTGGATGGGCGGCGCGACGTTCAGCCGGAATTGGCCGGTCACAATCAACGCAAACCAAAACAGCAGCGCCACCCGATTTCAGCCGTGCGGCATCGACATGACGGGCCAGTGATTCGGCCTGTAGCTCCTGAACGTGATCCATATAATCTGGCATTGCCCTGACTCCTTTATGCATTCAGCTTGTTGAGCTCAGCCCGACAGGCGGCGCTCAACTCTTCGGTTAATTTGGCAAACTCATCAAAACTGGTTATCTGCTTTAAATAGATGGCGCGTTTAAGAAGCAAATTGACCATGTCCGACAAGAGATTTAATTGGCTCGCGTAAATAGCAATAACAGCCTCGATTTTTTCGCCGGTGCCTTTATCGCGTTTAATATCCTTCAGTGCTAAATCACCGTTATCCATTACAGTGACCTTAAGCCAGTTATTCAGTAATACGGACTTGCGCGTAGCCATTAGCAGCACTCCCCACGCAACAGCCCCGCATTATGAAACTGAGTTGATTCCTGACTGAGTAACTCGACAATCTCAACCTTGTTCAGCTCACGCTCGGCGATGTGGCGAATCAGCCCGTCAAGATGAGATGAGAATTTAGTCGCAGCATCCGCCTGCGCCTCCGCTCTGGCCTGCTTTAGCAACAAAGAGAACTTAGCGCACTGCTTTCCTGTTTTAGTCATAACGACTTTCTCCAGATAAAAGGAAGCCCCGCACAATCAAGTGCGTTAAAAATACGGGTAATTAATTAATGCAGATATTGCTCGGGCTTAACCGATGTCAAAATTGTTGGAGCATGTTCAAACAAGCTGAATAATTCACGCAATGCGCGGAATAACTTCTCGCGCCAATAACATGAATCCTCATCAATACGCCAGTAAGGCTGATTAAATTCTTTCTCGGTTAAACCGGCATGCATAAATAAACTTCGGCGCTGGCTGACAGTTAAATAACTGATGTAGGCAATTTCACTCGCCCCCACCTGACGACGTTTTGAAAATGCTGCACGCAGCTCATCAATCGCACAAGCCAGACGTTCACGGTCCACATCACACATCTCTTCAAATCGCATAGTCGCGTGGCGCTGTTTTAACTGCGCATGAAAACAGACCGTTAGGCGCTCACGCTCCATCATCTTGTTATAGAAATCGCAACTTTCCTGCCAGCGCGGAGCAGCAAGATATCGACCAACCAGACCACGCAAACCTTCCGGCTGCTGAGCAACCACACCGAGAGTCATCACAGCCATTTCCATAACCTCCGGGTTTTCATGAAGGTGATAGCCGTACCGATCACACTCGGCTTGCGGGTGCGGATAATGATGCCTTTACGGCCCCGACCGTGGGTGATGGTGAAATTAATCGGGGTCAGGCTCTGCTGGTTACGCAAAAGCTGAGCAATGCAACGAGGCTCTTTCATTAAACGGCTCCTTATGCTGCAACTCGACCACGGCCAGACTTGCCGTAGCTGATGCGATTTTTCCAGTCATGCCACTCGGTCGGTGCATCCTCGACTAGTTGGGCGGCGTATTTATCCCATTCACGGCGATTAACCCATAGCTCCGCTTTACCACCCGGTTTCAGTGGGTCAGTCATGTAAAACGCAGGCAACTTTCCAGCTTTAGCCATCTCAACCACAGCACGAGTGGTTTTGCCGATATACAGCGCGAAGCCCTCCTTTGAAAGCAGATCTGCAGGCTTCTCAGATAGTTGAATTTGAGTTCTAGAATTTTTTCCTGGTTCAGAAAAGTTATCGCGATTCTCGTAAGAATTTTCAGATTTGACAGACATTTTGCTATCCTCAACTTTATGTCTTTCTAACTAGAGCCACCTAGAGTTAGCTAAAGACACATTCAATGTTCAACAAGACACATAATTGGAGATTAGCAAATATATGTCAAGTCCACAAAATGAAAAGCTGAAACTTATCAGAGAGTCTGAGCGCCTGAAAGCAAAGGAAATAGCTGATTTAATTGAAATAAATTACTACACCTATCATGGCTACGAATCCGGCAAGTCTAAGATGCCTCTCGATGCAGGGATGAAACTGCTTAAGCACCCTCGCTTTAGAAAATATCGCGATTGGTTTTTATTTGATGAAGTGGATCCATCATCCGGGCAAATTGCGCCGGCACTCGCACACTTTGGGCCAGAAAACGAAACATCATCCCACTCCGACCAAAAGACTGGCTAACGGTCTACGGGGCTTATCTGTGCAGTAAATGCACAAATGAAGATTGCTACATAAACACGCGTGAAAGAGTACCCAGCCGTATCATCGAGGTGACCTATGTCCGTTAAAAAACTCGATGATGGCCGATATGAAGTGGACGTTAGACCGCAGGGCGCAGACGGAAAACGCATCCGGCGGAAATTCAGTACAAAGGGCGAGGCTCAGACGTTTGAGCGTCATGTGCTTGTTAACTATCACAATAAGGAATGGCTTGAGAAACCGGCAGACCGGCGCAAGCTGACAGAACTGCTGGACCGATGGTGGATCTATCATGGAAAAACCCACGCAAGGGGCGAGATAGAAAAGGGTCGCCTGACGACGATAATCACGAGGTTTGGGGATATGGGCATTCACAGGGCCGACCAACTGACCAAGAAATCAATTATCGATTATCGCGTAACCCTAATGAATGAAGGACTCAAGCCATCCAGCGTAAACAGGCACGTCGCCATACTGAGCGGCATGTTTACCAAACTTATTGATGCTGACGAGTATCACGGCAGCAACCCTCTTCATGAGGTGAAGCGCCTTAAAGAAGCTCAAACAGAAATGGCGTTCCTGTCCACCGATGAGATAGAGATGCTGCTCTCGCGGCTGGAAGGAGACGAATTGAATGTGGCACTGATCTGCCTGGCTACTGGTGGCCGGTGGGGCGAAGTTTCAGGTTTGAAGGCTGAGCACATCATTCAGCAGGTGGTCACCTTCATGAAAACCAAAAACGGGAAACGACGCTCAGTGCCGATTTCTGTCGAGCTGGCGGAGCGCATTAAGACCAAAAACAGCGGTCCATTGTTTAGGGCAAAATACAGCACTGTCCGCAGAGTGTTGAAAGAGATAAAGCCCGATCTGCCTGATGGGCAGGCGGTACACGTAATGAGGCATACATTCGCCACACACTTTATAATGAATGGAGGTAATATAATTACATTGCAGCGCATTCTAGGGCACTCGAACATCCAGCAAACGATGATTTACGCGCACTTTGCCCCGGACTTTTTACAGGATGCAGTGACACTCAATCCACTGTCCAAAATGTCCAGAATGTGTCCACAAACCAGAGTTAACTAG